TTTCACGAATTGGTTCACGTTACTCAAAATGAAAGAGGAATAACTGATGATGATGAAAGAGAATCGCAAGCATATGAATTAGAACAGGTTCTTTATAAGAACTATTGTGCCAGTTGAGTAATTGGCACAAGGTAATCCGAAGGGGGGTCGTCTAAAGCGTCTCTATAGTATAAGAAACAAACCAATTATGACAATCACCGAACGTAACAAGCAACTCTTTGAACTTCGCGAGATGCTTGCAAAGAAAGAAAGCGAAATTGCATGGATTAAGCAAAACATTTGGTTAGTCAATGAAATGTATGATCGCGAGAACCGCGAAACACCACTCTTTGAGGAAATGTTTGGAGGTTAAATGACTCTTCATCCTGCTACTATTCAAGTCACTATCGCTATTCTTCTAGCATACATCATTCTCAGAGAACTTTATTCATGAACAAAGCAGTCGAAAAACATCTAGCAGATCCATACAATCGCCTTCGCTATTTGTATGATTTTCTAGATCGTGATGAGTATGGTTATGAGGATGACATTTCACAAAAATGTTATCCAAGAATCTATCACTATCTCTCAACCGTTACTGATTCTGAGGCACATTACTGATGGAAACTACGACAGCAACTTACAACATTAGGGTTGAAACTTGTGACTTCAAAGTGATAGAGTTTCAACGCACATTGCCCACACGTCCAACAACACAAAAGGGCATCAAAGCACAGAATACTAAACTAGAACAATGGGTGATGAAAGAGTTACCTTACTGGTCTAAGATTGACATCACTCCTGCTGACTGATGCCAAGGGGGGTCGCCTAAAGCGTCCCCATAGTGTAAGCACGTTTCATCCACTCAAATGCAAGTCACTAACTCCGCTGTCATTGCTGATTATTTCCCTGAGGCATTTGTTGCCGAAGCTGATGACATCAAAGGTATGAAAGTTGTTGTTAAGCGTTTCATCCGTCGCGTTACTTTCCGTGCTACTGGTCAGAAATCCTACAGCACGATCATTGGTATCGAAGCAAAGCACGATTGGCAATCACGTATTGCTAAGGGTGCAGAGGTTACTGACTTCAACCTTGACAAAATGCCTCGCTCTGAGTATATGCCAATGAGTAACTGATTATGTCACTTATCAAGTCTTATCTTCTCACTCAAATGAACAACGAACTTTTTGATCCTGGCATTGACAATCTTCCAATGCCCGTTGATGGTATCGAACCCGATCTTGAAATGTTGACTCAACGCGAACAACTAATGGAGGATATTGATGCTATTGTTGATTGCTTTGATCGTGACACAGAAAGCAATGATGAATTAGTTCTCAGACTATGTGATGCAGTCATCAAAAACTTCCCCATTAAATGACATTCTTTCACCCTAATCATTCAATCATGCAAACTGAAACCATGGACAACATCATCGATCGCGATAAACTCCAAGATGACATGATTAACAGAATCTTGGATGATATGGACATCAAAACTATGATGGCAATTTTGTATGATAACATGAGTGAGAGTTATGATAAGTATTCTGTTGATGAATTGATTGCGGAAGTAGAAGAGTATTATCCTGATCTTC